CAACATAGCTGACGGTTTCGGCATGGGCTGACCTTCTAAATCGGCTGTGTCCTGAAAGTCGATGACAGTCAGCTTCCTTCTGCCTGGATTTCCCTCGGCGATCTTGTCGGCGAGGGGCTTCTTCTTTGCGCCGGCACCAGCACGGGCACCGCCACGATTGGTACCGTCTTTGGCCACAGACTTCCTCCTTTCCCGGTCTGGGGTATATACCCCCTTTGAAACCGCGATTTTGTGCGCGAGACCCCCGGCCCGTTGCACGGCCCACAGGCTGTAGAGATTTTTATCCCCCTACCGGGTCAGTGCTTGTGCCAGCGGTCCCCGCACTGGGCGTGGATTCTGGCGTGGCAGGATTTACAGAGGGCAACGAGGTTGTCCCGTGCGTGTGTGCCGCCCTCAGAGAGAGGTACCTTGTGATGCACCTCTTCGGCGGGGGTCAGCCTGCCATCCCGCTGGCACAGCTCACACAGCGGATGCTCCTGGATGTACCGGTCGCGGATGCGCTTCCAGGCGCGGCCATACCTGCGGCGTACAGCCGGGTCACGGTCGTACTTCTCGTAGCGTTTGGCCTCCGCCTTGGCGTGCTCCTCGCAGAACCTGCCGTCCGTCAGCTTGGGACAGCCGGGATACGAACAGGGGCGCTTGGGCTTTGTGGGCACCGTTCCACCTCCTTTCGTCCACAAAGCAGGCTTTGTGGGAGCCCTAAAAAGCAAAGCCACCGCAGGGGGTGGCCCCACGATGGCTTCGCTTGATTCTCTTGGCAATTTTAATGATACACTACGGAGCTACTCTCATTCAATACATCGAACTCTCATGTTTCCTGGGGGACGGGAAATTCCCGCAGCGCCCAATCGTGGAGACGGTAGATGTGCTGGATGGAATAGCCCATGTCCACGGCGATCTTCTCCCAGGGCATGAAGCACAGATACCGCTTCTCCAACAGGAGCTGATACTCGTCGTTGGGGATGGATTTCACCCGGCGGGTGATCTCCCGCTTCAAGTCCACCAACTCATCGATGTCGTGGTTGATTTCATTCTGCAGGTCGATGATTTTGACCACCGCTTCCGCCATGCGGGACTCGGACCGGTTGGGATTGCGGGGCATCCCCGTCAGGGTGGCAGTTGCGTGGGTCGCTAAATCGTTCAGAGCCGAAACCTGCTGGATTTTGGCGTTGATCCGGGCATCCAGCAGCCGGGCTTGGGATAAATATTCTTTCGCTGTCATTTTCGCACCTCCAGATCCGCTTTGACTGCGTCGATCAGAGCCGAC